CGTTCCCTGCATTCCCAAACAATCAGTTCCGCTGATTCAATTATCCGCTTTCTACTTTCTATCAGTGTAATAGCTTCACTGTGATACGTTTTTAAATCTATCACTGAAACGCTCCCGCGAAGTCTCTCGCCAATCCTGAATTTACTTTACTCTGCTCATTGGCCACTAAGTCAGCGGTCTTATTTGCATCGCCCGAACCGTTTACGTGAATATCTGTTTTTTGATCCATCTTCACACTGATAGTATTTCCTGCCGCTTGGCTAACCATCCTACGCTGAATAGCTGCCACGTAGTCTTGCGTCTCTGCAATCCTTGGCACTCCATGAGCACGATCTACCGCTCCCTCTCCTGCATTGTAGGCAGCTAAGGCCAAAGAAGTATCACCGTGATACTTTCTGAGCAATCCGGCCATCATTCTCACGCCGCCTTCAATATTTGATTCAGTGTTTTTAGGATCGACACCTAGCAGCTTGGCCGTATTGGGCATGAGTTGCATTACGCCCATTGCCCCTTTGGGACTTAGCGCCTTCGGGTTGAAGCGTGATTCCTGATATGCTTGCGCTTCAATCAATGCAGGATCGACTCCATATTGCGCTGCATACTTATCGAGCAAACCCTTAACGCTCGAACCCCCTTCGGATAATTGCATGTGGCCAATTCCCCCAGAACCCTTTTTATTCTTAAGCCATGCAGAGTATTCCAATCCATGAGTCAATCTATCCAGCCCTGTTTCCTTGGTGAACAGCCTGCCCATTGCTATCTCTGTTCTGTTTTCATTGGCTACTGAATCCAAACCTTCTTTGGCCCTGATATCCAACTCATCGGCCTTGATATTAATTCCCCAATTAGCCAGTATTCCGCCTAGCGAACCCGCCCCAAGTACACCCATTGCCGCCGAACTTCCAGCCCCAGCCGTTCCCCCTGCGCCAAGCAATCCCTTGAGCATCCCAAGAGCCTTTAGTCCTCCAATGGTTCCACCTATTGCAGCAGTCAAACCAAGCAGCTTACTGCTCCATCCATCGGTAGCCTTATCAGCTTCGATTAAATCTTTTACTACTACCTCAAGTATAGAAACTACCTGCTTTGCCAGTGGCAGAAATGAAGTGCCTACGGTAGCAGTAAGAGCGGAAAACCTTGCCTCTAAATCCCTGAATTCTTCATTCGCTTTGTGTGCCGCTAGCGACTGTTGATCTATGTCAGCGTAAACTTGCCTTCTCTCTTGATAGTATTTATGCAGTTCCTCTCTACCGCGAATCAGTGTCCTGATGTCTTCCCCGCTGATTCCAAGCTGCTCTGCAAATGATTCCTGTACTATCGGGTTTGCCTTTGAGAGGCTATCGACTAAATCCAGCAGCGTCTTAATTGAGTCCTTGTCCTGCTTTACTCCCAAGAAATTCAGCGCACCTACGTACTTGCCCGAAGCTATCTTGTTTCCAAAGGCTTCTACCAGTCCCATTGCTTCCTCAGATTGCATACCAATCTGAGCAGCAGCGTCCCCAAATGCTTTTAAGTTCTGTGCCGATGTTCCTGATTTTTGCGCCTGAAAATGTAGCTTCTCGAGATCAGACGAAACCTTGATTACCATTCCACCTAAAGCAGTAGCCGAGCCTATGCCTATCTTGGCAAAGTCAGAGAATGCCTTACTAAGATTCTTGGTTCTTTTTTCTGTATCTAATTGGGAGTCTTTAAACTTTTTGTAGTCTTGTTCGTCAAGCTTGAAGCCGATGGCGACTAAGTAGGATTTGAGAATGTCATCGGCCATCTAGTTTTTATACCCTTGATAACTGAATGTCATACTTTTCTAGTATCCACGTAAGCACTTCAAGTTGATCGCCTATTACGCTAGCCGTTCCGCCGATATATATACGTGCTCTTGTAGCTAAACTAGAAATTGTTTCTTTATCGCTATATGTACCTTGCAGCACAAAGTAATTCAAGGCATCCGTAATGGTACTATGGCTCACTTATTCTCCAAAGACTTATTGATACGAGCCTGATTCTCTTGCCTTACATTCAAGTAATCGCTCATCCTTGCGCAATCTTCCAGCGATACCGTTCCATCCTTCAAGTCACTGTATCGTATCATCCCTTCTTTAACCAGAGACAATAACCAATCTTCTTCACTAGCCATTTTTACCAGAGCAACATCTAGGCCGTTTTGGATGCTGTCGAATCGGGTTGCTCTGTAGTAAAAAAACTGTCGATATTGTCCCTCATTACCGCGAAGGTCAAAGCTATCAAGGCTTCCATCTTCATATCCGCAAATTGCATCTTATTTGTCCCTTGCGTCATCACAGGAAACCACCCGCCTTGCTCTCCTCTTCTCGTTACAGCCCTCATTGCGGTATGGATGACCGTCTGGCTATCTTCGTCCGACATGCCGCTTAAAAGCGATTCTAGCGATGGTTCTCTAAACCCCTTGCGGTTATCACCATTTCCATCTGTCCAAATATTTTCATCGGGATTCCTGCCCGCTGCTTTTTCCGCTTGTTCCCAAGCTTCTCTGCGTAAATGGACTTGATTCAGGAACCTCTTGGCTATGGCCCATTGCTGCATAGCATCTAGTGTTCCAATTTGATAGGTATGACCGTCAGGAGCAGGTAGTGTCAACTCTCTTGGCATGGGTAAGAGTATACAAAATTATTTAGTCTTACGGTAAGACTTTATTTCTTTAATGCCACAAAAATACCTATCAGCACTAGAATGAATCCAGCTGCACCAACTAGATAACCCCAGCCTTGTTTAAGTCCCTGCCCTGTTCCTTCATTCTTGGTAACTCTATTCTCCAGAAAGCCAATGCGGTCAATCAATGCCTGATGCGCACCTTGATACTCGGAGCGCGGTAGAAACTTGACTTCCCGATCATCCATTGCATCGCGCCATTCATTTGAACTGTCCCGCCATTTCTCGGAGTTATATTCCGCCTTGTTTACCGCTGTTTCCGCTGAGGCGAGTGCGGCTTTTACCGCTTTCTCTTGATCTATGAACCTCTGATCTGTACTACGAGCTTCCGCCTCAATCAACGCCTTGAAATAATCGAAAAGGCTATCTACATTCCAGCGTGAAGACGGTTTATCTTTCTCCTTCATTTACGCCGCTTTTACCAAACGATTCTGAATGCACGGCTGACCCACTGCGTAAACGTAGAATGACTGAGTGCTGAAATCTATCAGGGAATTTTTCAGGTCGAATACTTTCGGCTGACCCGGAGCAACTGAGCCTAGCTTGTAGACTTCTGTTTCCGTGGCTTCCGCGTAAATATCGTAAGAGGAAATTGTCTGCTCATGTCCTGTTACTGTCCAAGATAATTGCATACCGCTTACATTGGCAGTGATTGATACATCGTTTTCAACTCCCGCTATCAGGTCATCCGACTCTTCTAGGTCATCCCAAACCAATTGCAGATAAGGCAGATTATGCATGGCAGCGAACGCCGCATTGATGCCCATGGTTTCCAGTAGCGTCATGCCGCCCATGCCGTCCAAGAATTTTCCATCTGACCATGCCTTGTTTCTGGTTTTAGTTCCATTGAATCTTGCCCATGCCGAACTAATAGCTATTTTATTTGAATGTGCGGCCATGGCAGGAAGCATGTAGTTTTTGAGATAGTTTGATCCTGATGGGTTTCCCGGCTGCGCACTAGTCGGCAACCAGCTCATTGCTCCATCTGACCCCGGAATAGCGAACCCATCTGCCTGATACAGAATGATCCATGGATTGCCACGTATTGCGGCTTTAATAGCCTGCCAGTCGAGCGGAACTCCTCTAAGCGTTCTGCCGAAACCCCAGAAACCAAGCATCGGTCTACCCTGATAATGCTCATACGCGGGATGGTTGAAATATCTGTCCGCTACATGGTCAATGTATGCGATGAGTGCATTTTGATATTGGCTAGTTGGAATGTTATTTGACCCTGCGGTTAGACATTGCTGGTCGAATGTGGCATAAAAAGTCTGATTGTATTTGGGGCAGGCGTTCGCAATCGTGTCCATTACAAAATCATTGCCAGCCCCTTTGAAGTTTGCCCCATAGAGATCGACCGTGTTTACATCGAATCCCCGGCTATCCGCAACCTGCCTTTCAATCACGGCAGGATCGTTATTGAGGTATCCGGCTAAGGGATGAGAGCTGCCATCGTAAACGTAAGCTTGCCAGAATTTAACTAGCTTTCCTCTCCAATTCGGCGGCATAAGATTGCGTAGCGATGCCTTGGAAATATTCATCGGAGCGGCTGGCGTGAGTCCATCGTCTCTCAGGTTTGAATCCACAGGATAAGGCTTGAGGCTTAAATCCTTGTGCGTTACCCCTGTAAACATCTTGGGAAAATTTGCCTTATTGTAATTCGGAGAATTGGAACAATTGTGAGCGGTGAGAGATGCAAGGGGAACTGTACTGATTGAGATATTCATTTTCCTGCTGCTGCTTTCTTGGCCCGTTTCTTTGTTGGTTTACCGTTTATGGCGACAACTATTTCCCCTTCGCCCTTGCATGTTCGACATTGAATTTTTCCGTGTCCATGACATAAGGGACATTTCTGCGTTTTCTTGACTGAGGCCATCGCGGGAGCATGGGAACGCTCTAACGGTGCCCTGAAAGTAACGCCATGAGTAAATAGATCATATAGAACGCTAGCCCAAGCCATCCTACGCGAACACGCGGAAGGTAAGGCTCCCCGAATGCTCCAATCAGGAAACACACAAGAGCAGCGATGATTAAAAGTATGTTCAACTTTAACCTCCTGAGTCTTACCGTAAGACTTTTTAGACTATCAGTAGTCCCGCCCCGCCTAGAATCTTGTCCATGAAACCGACAACGAATTCCCATTCCACGTTACGTGCTTCTTTCGCAAAGTTATTGGAAGGAAATTTTACAAATGCAACCTGCGCTCCGTTGTACTGATCTCCTGTAATCGTGTTGCTGACTACTAGAGTATTCTGCCCCCAATTCAATGAACTGCCTTTCTGGAAAGTGTACATTTGCGATAACTGCTGATTAGTAGGGCTGGTTTTCAATAGTCGTACCGTTACCCTGAAAATCTCCGCAGCATGTAGGCTGTAGGCTACGGAACCATCTGCCCCTACCTGCCATGAGGTTTTATCTTCGATTTGCTCACAGCTGATTCCTTCTTCCGCTACATTGGCACCGTTGCCTAGAGATATTGTCCCTCCCGGCCCCGCAAGGGTCGCATGTACATCCTTGAAAGAGTATGTGAAAACCTGTTGTGCCATGTTTTTCTCCCTTACGGATTAACTGTAATCGCTACGCTTGCCGTATGAACTGCTCCCGCTAGTTTCGCCGCTACCTGAATCGGTACAGCTATTCTCTGCGCTCTTGCCGCTAGCGACTGAGTTGAAACTGGAGGAGCATAGACATAATATCCCGGCATAAAGTCGTTAGTATTTAATGCCCCGAATCCTGCCGATGTCCACGTTCCCGGAGCAAGGTAGCCATCGTTTACAAACTGGATGCACACTGCTGTTACATCTGTGGTCAAGATGTGCATACCCCTGTCTGTCTGGGGAACTTTTGTTGGCAGCGTGAACAGGCGATTGTACAGCGCGGTCTGAATCGCAATAGCAAATGCATCTGCCCCTACTACGGTATCCGTGAACTGGCCCGAAGCGCTTGTACCGTTCTGGATGATGGCCGTGTTGTTGTTATAGGCAACAAATACGTTCGCATTTTTTTGCTTGATGCTATCGGCCTGAGATGACGTGATATTCTCCGCGACAATTCCCGGCTCCTGCTTGTACATCAAAGTGATGACGGTATTGTTTCCCGCATAGTCAGTCGGAAGGATTCTCGCCAGATAGCTCATTACTGCATAGGCACTCTGGCTACTGTACTGTACCGCTGTCTTGTTATATCCAAGCCCCTGCAAAACAGAAGCAATGTCGGTAGTTGTAGCAGCTACCAGAACGCCAGCGGATTGCGTAGTTACCCCGTAGTAATGCTTCGTGTTTGTTGCTTCAATGAATCCCGCTACCGCGATATGATCCGCGTCCACGGCTTCAGGAATTACCAATCCATACCACTGCTGCCCGAATGTTCCATCCATGATCGTAGCTGCTGCCAGTGCGGACTCAGCTACAATTCCATTAGCTACATAAGCACCGTTCCCAGCGTTTTGTCGCCCATTCAACATTACGCTGATATCCACTCCGCTTGCTCCAGCCGTCAAGAATGAAACTGAGCTAGTTGCGCCTGTCGATGTGCTGGTAAAAAAGAATCGGTTATTCACTGCATCATAGGTGCAAACTGCTCCAGTAATGGCCGCTGTAATTATTCCTGCTACACCGCTTAAGCTGAGCGCTCCCGAGAAATTCAAATTGAGTACGCTTTGCAGCGATCCACCATCCACCTGAATCTTAAATGACCCTGTACTGATTGCCGTCCATGTCGATAGCAAAGTGTTTGCGGCTGACAGTGGGCCACCGAATAGCTGTCCAGAGGTTGCCGTCTTTGCCCACCTTCCAATAAGTAATGCTTGAGGTTGCGGATTCTGCTGAAACCAAAGTACCGCTGCTAGATACTCAGGGGCGGACGTTCCAAAGTCGGTAGCTACGGCGGTAATTGTGTTGTAGCTTCGCATTCTTGAAACTACATCAATCACTGCGCTGCTGCCTAGGACTAGGCATGAACTGAGATTCTGAGATTGCGCGGCTGTAGGAAGGAGACTGATAGAAACATTTATTAAGCGACTGATAGGTAATGTTTGCACTGACATTTTTCTTGTCTCCTAGTCTTACAGTAAGACTGCCTCAGGATTTCTTCTACGGCAATCGGCGCACATCGGAACTTCTACAAATTCCAATCTTTGGCTTATTCCAGCACTACCCAAAACAACAGTGTTCCTTACCATTCTCACATCTTCAAACTCAGTATTGCACATATTCTCTGCGCATTTCAGGCCAGATGTAG